CATTAGTATTAGTCGCGTATGCTATGAAGCATAGGAAAAATACAAATAGTGTTATGCTACCTAAATAGATTCCGATTGATTTGATTGATTCAAATAATACTTTATAGTTCATAATGTCTCCTTAATAAATTCACCTTCTAATTTTTTATGGTCTACTATTTCAGTCCATAGAAAACCTTCATCATCATAATACTTTACCTTAAATTTCCAATCAGGTAAAGGCTCAAATTCTATAACTTTTGCTTTATAGGGTTGGAGTTGAGAGTTTTGGGTTGAAATGTACATGATCTAATAGCCACCTCTTCATTTTGATTGCACCTTTGTCTTGTAGTGCGTAGGCTTCAATTTCCCACGGTTGTTTGCGATAGATGTATCTATGTTTGTCGTCCTCATACGTCAAGTATTTGATCTTAACGTTGTACTTCAACTGGCCAGATATGAATTGTCTGGCGTGGACGAGCTCATGTGCTATCGTCTTACATAAGCTGGAAGTATTCTTTGCATTAAGTTCGATGAGGATGTCGTCATCATATTCCTGATCACAGTTACCTAACATCTCTTCGGACTTAAAGTTTTTAAATAAGAAAGTGTATCTTGTATCTTTAGCTTTCTTAGGGTATTTTTTTGATATGTCTTTGATTAGAGTCTTTTCTGCTGCTATACATTGCTTGACATATGTGGTTAATCTACGTGTCGATAGTCTCTCTACTGCAGGGGTGCAGTAAACCGAAATCTTATCGGACTTATAGAGTAAAATTTGTCTAATCATATGTATAATTATACCACAGCTCCTAATTAAAGTACATGCTGACATAACTTATTGATTACAAAGACAATTTACAACACACCCAGGATCACAGATTACCTGGTATATAGCTTACCATATATTTATGTAAAACTATGCTCCAGGCTGTGCCGGTGCGATGAACCCTGCCTCTTCAACCAACTTACGGGTGATTTTCTTATACTTCTTATGAAGCTTCTGATCCTTAACAGCTATGATTACTTCTGCCTCAGATGGGTGTACAGACTCCAATAATGATATGAATAATGCTTCACGCTTGATTTGCTTTAAGTCTTGTCTAAGGAATACATAAAAGCGTCTAAGCTCCTGTGTAAGGATAGCTGGACTCATGCCAATAGGCGCATCATCCTTCTTATAAGGAGGCTCATCCTCTGGTAGGAGGAACTTTTTATCAGGCAAGAATGCATATTCGAATATGATCTTAAGCGCTGAGTTGCCCTTATACTTTGTTGACAAAAGCTTAGGATCTGTATTGATCTCATCAAGCATCTCTGGTAAAAATCTAACTGCCATATTAAAACTCCTCAATCTCGTCCAATAATAGACGACATTTATTTTTGATTAAATACTCCATTACAGAGTTCTTATCACCTTTCGGCTTTGTGTTCTCATAGGTATATATGATGATCTTAGCCAACTCTTCAGGTATGAAGTCAAAGTTAACTAATTGTTGATTACGTTGATAGTTACGCTTCTCTTCATCGTTCTTACATGCCTCAATACCTTTCTCAAAGAATTCAGGTAAACGCTTAGCTGAGAAAGGCTTTTGTCTGTCACCTGATACAAACACATCATCCTTAGATAAGATGTTTGGTATACCATCACCGCTATCACCCTTTACGATGTGTTGTATAGTATACTCTTGAATCTCCTTCTGAGATCCTTCTACGAACTTACGTTGCATAGGTGACCACTGACGGACATTCTTATTACGTTGCAGCTGTATGAAGTCCTTATCAGACGACACGATCAATACTTTTTGAGGGCTATAGAATAACCCTTCTTGTATTAGTTCATGTTCTTGTGAGAAGTCTACAAGAGTGGCGATGATGTCATCAGCCTCGGCTCCCTCATTGATTAGTACTTTATAAGGGAAATAGTTGATGAGCTCTTCTCTTAGCTCTGCAAGTGTATCGAATATAAACCCCCAATCAAGGTCTGACTTATCTCGATTAGCTTTACGATGTGCTTTATAATGAGGGAATATGTTCTTACGCCAATAGTTTCGACCATCACATGCGATGACGATCTCACCATACTCTTTACCATACTTCTTCTTGTAAGACTTGATGGTTGATAGTGTTGTATGACGTATTAAGTTCTTGATCTCTTCAGGAGACTGACGCTTGATGTCGTTCTGAAATGGTAAGATGTTACTTAATGCTATCTGGCTATAATCTAATATGATCATTAAAATGCACCTAATAAAATTGTTTCTTCATTGATACGACCGTTTGGATTAGTAGGCTTTGTCGTTAAGGCTTTTGTTGCTGCACCTAACGCACGCTTACCAATCTGAGTATCTTTAAAGAACTTCTCAGGATTCCTAAGAGTCCATGTCCATGACTTAGCGATACTATAATTGATGATCGTAGTACCTTTGACTGATAGGATGTCTGAATCATCTGCAGCATACACAGTCAACTTACGATACTTAATATTATACACCCATAATTCTTTAGCGCCAACGATCTCTGCTGGATTGATAGACTTAAGGTTTAATAAATCATGCTTAAACATATACTTAAGCTTCTTAACTATGATAGCAGGAGGCTTAGCTTTTACTACTCTCGGCTTCTTAACAGAAACTTGGTGTTGAGCACAATCATCTACGATAGATTGGATAGCAGCTCTAAATCGTTTAAGTTCAGTCTTAGTGAAGAATGAATAGCCTTCAACGAGTTGTTCATCTTTGCCTTCAAGCGCTTCATCGATCTCATCGACGTTAAGCTTATAGTAATCACCGATCTTTTTAGCCACCATGCCTGATATATTATTAGATAATAGGTGTGCTTTAGTATTAAAGTCCCATACTTTTGAATGGATAAACTTATCGATAGCATAGTCGATGTCTTCAGATGCTGCACGAGCTGCTTCAGCTACACGTTTATCTATAGAGATGACTGATGCTTTAGGACGAGGATCCTCTTCAGGCTTAACATAAGAATAACATTCATATAGAGAGTCAAGCTTATCTTGTATGCCTTGCTTATCTTTGTCAGATAAGTATTCACCTCTATTAAGGATGGTGATCAATGATCCTAAAGATAAGAACTCATAGTCTGGTGCTTTGGATAAGACGTCATAATACTTCTTATTAGTCTTCTTAAGATAGTTAAGGACGACCTTAGCACGTTCACTATTGTCCATATTAAGGTTATAGTATCCTAATGCTTTCATCAGAGATGTGCGATACTCGTCTTGTGTTACCACAGGAGCACCATCACCTCGGCCTTTAGCAATAGCTTTTTCTTGCCATTCTTTGGTTGGTTTTTTAGTCTTCATAATAAGATACTACCATAATAATTAATTAAAGTAAAATTATTCTGCTTCTTGGTTTGTAACTGTTTGATAGATCGTTTCAAATTCATCATTAAGAGCTACTTCTTCGTTGAAGTTTTGTCTATGATATGTATTAGCAAGCTTAGCTAATGTCTTTTTAGGGATCTTAAACTCGTCATAAAGGTTCTTAAGTACTTCTTTAACAAAGTCCTTCTCAGCCTCTACACGTGTCATTGAATCAGATATCTCGTTAAGAGCACCTTTGATTTTCTTTTTGTCTTCTTCAAGTAATTGCATATTATCTCCAAAATTAAAATGACGTGCCGGGGAGCCCTTGGGGTAGGACACGTTTGCTGCTTTGCTAATGAGTATTGTACCGCGATCGCTCGCCTCCATCAAGTTCTCATTATATAAATTGGTGGGCCCACATGGACTCGAACCATGAACCAAAGGATTATGAGTCCTCTGCTCTAACCAACTGAGCTATAGGCCCCTTTTTAAAGTGCACTAGGTAAAATAGAGGTACCCTTAGTTTGACCCCTCTAATGCACTTTAAAAAGACTCTACAACGTGCGTATCCACACTGACCCGCGGAAGCTGACCATGGATAGTCCGCATATATGTATTAAGTGGCGTAGAGTCTAAGCCGTTAAATAGCTTGAACTGATATTACTGACTCAAGTCTGAATGATCTCCAACCTTGGTTTTCAGTATCAAATACTCGTAACACTTCCTTCGAAGGCTCTTTATCAGATACATTCTTTGGTTGATGTTCATCGGGTATGTTTGTCAACGTACAAAGCATCGTTCTCTCTGTGCCATCCACTTTTTTAAACACAACTCTAACATCACCGGTGATCAGTTGTTTATAAACATGATCATAAAACTGTTCATCATTTAATATCATTAGTCTTCTCCATAACCTGGACCCCATGAATGAGGATCCACTAAACTGTTTAATAATTCTTGCTCTTCTAATGAAACTTCGTCCTCATCAATAGGATCTGGGGTTTCATACATACGACCTTTTTTAATGCCTTTTACATTTAACATGATGTCATTATACCCCTTTTTTGATTTATTGTACATATATTTTTACCATGAGCTCGTATAAAATACTTCTTCACCGCGAGCAAAAGCTTCTCGAGCCTTTTTGATAAACTCAATGTCTGCAGCTTTATCATCTTCGTCAAACCTCGAGTCATTACCAAAGAAGAAACCTTCGGTCTCTGGTAACTCATTGTTGAGTACCACAGACTCAATATAATTGATGTCAGCCTCGGTGAGTTCCATCTCGATGCCATTAAAAGGTATCGCACGTTCCTGTTCAAAGTCTTCAGGATACTCATCACGCATCCATTGAGGGATAGGTTGACCCTTGTCGTTCCACATGTCTTCTAATAGACCATGAAGAGCGTTGTGTTTTCTCCAGTATTGGAGTTCGATTGCTTTTGACTCCTTTTCTTTAGCGCGACTGTACGCGTACATATCTAAACCCATGATTAAGCAGCCTTTCTTTGTTTGTTTAAATAATCGAACATGATAGCTTTAGCACAGTTCATGAACTGACGAGCTTCGTTAGCTTGTTGAGGTGATACCCAACCTTCGTTAGCACCGTTGAAGTCAGCACCGATAACTTCTTGTGCGTCACTTAACATACCTGCTGCAAACATCATTTCCTGACCTGGAAACGCTTGCATTTTTACCATTTGGTCCAACTGAGCTTTGGTCATACCATAAGCTTGTTTTTCCCATTCTAAATCTGATCCTATTGTCATTGCTGGTTTCATATATCTCTCCGTTTGTTAATCTAATATAACCATTATACTGAATAAGCTAATTAATGTACATAGGCCCCCTTAAAATAAAAAGGCTATATAAATCAATAACTTATAAATCTATGATTTTATTAGTAATTTTCAGCTAAGAATTCAGCTTCGGGGATACGCGTATGAGTGTTCTGGGAGCCTAGGACCACGACTGTTCTCTGGCCCTTATCGGTAGACATAAGCATCGCCAGGCAGCCTCCAGCAGGCTTGGTGTAGCCTGTCTTGGAGATTATGATGTCCTGTCGCTTACCTATGAGAGGGTTTGTGTTATGGAAGACCCAGAAGCGTTTCTTTGTCTTGATCTTAATCTGTACCTGATGGGAGGCATTGACTAATTCTGGATACTTAGATGCTTCTTGGAGGAGCTTTGAGAGCTCCATGGCTGTACTGACATTGCGTCTGTCAAGTCCAGTTGAATCGTATACGATCGTATTGAGTAAGTTTAATTTAAATAATAAGTGGTTCATGTCAGCTATACACATATCATAACCGCCTATATAGAGCTGACATAGTAAGTCTGCTGCTTGGTTGTTGCTCTTGACTATAGCCATATCCATAAGCTGTCTACGGGTTATAGGGCCGAATGGCTT